GGGCTTATATGAAGCATTATTTCACACCATATCGGCAAGTAGTTGAAAAGTCTAGAGAAGTGGCAATAAAAGGAGAGGAAGGTAATCCATATATACAAGCCATAAATAGATCTTCTAGTGCTGGATATCCATTATCTTTAGAGACGCGAAAACCAGGGAAAACAGAATATCTAGGTACAAATGAAGATTTTATATTAGATCATCCACGACTTTTAGAGTTAATTGACAATATAAAAAGAGCAGTAGAGAACAATGAAAGGCCTGAGATTTATTTCTCTGTGACGATGAAAGATGAGTTGAAGAAAATTGAGAAAAGACTTGCCCGCATTTTTGCAGCAGGGCCATTACAATACACGATATTATTTAGAGAAAAGTATATTGATTATTTTGCAGCCACCATGGAACGAAGGATTTTGAATACATCTTTGATAGGAATAAACATGTTGAGTTCTGATGTAGACGTATTGGTCAAACACTTGACTTCCGTAGCGCATCCTAAAGATAAAGCTTTCATTGCAGGAGATTTTAAAAATTTTGACGGTACTTTGATGACATGTTTATTGTGGGAGATTTATAACACAATTGAATCATTTTATGGACGAAAGAGTGCCTTGACGGAGGCTTTGTGGTTGGAAATCACTGATTCTAGACAAATATTCGGAAATGCTGTGGCACATATTTCTTCAGGACAGCCATCAGGAAATCCGGCTACCACCACAATAAACACAATGTATAATACAACACTATTATCACTTGTTATTTCAAAAATAGTCAAGAAAGCTGGAACCAAAGAAGCTTTTGAGATTTTCGCAGATTTGACCCAACATCTTAGAATTGTAACATATGGAGATGACAATATCATGGCATTTTCTCCTGAACTGCGTAAAATAGTTGAACCCACAGAAATAACAGAAACTATGACGACTTTTGGACACACTTACACCAATGATGCTAAGGATGGAAAGGAATTGGAGTATAAAACTCTTGCGGAGGTATCAATTTTGAAAAGAACGTTTTCATATGATCCTACACATGGGTGGATAGCTCCATTGGAACTTCCTTCTATTCTTGAATGTTTGAATTGGGATAAAGTAAACCCGGCTAAAATGGAACAAAAACGAGCACAAACCGTAGTCAACATGCGTGTGGCCATTCGAGAGTTAAGCCTCCACTCGCAAGAAACGTTTGAAGAATATAGGGGTAGAATTCTCACTTCAGCTAAGAGACATAATTTGGTTTTGCCCCCTGAGTGCGATTTTTCACAAGAAGACTTGAGAATGATAGCACTCTGTGGTGACAATCTATTTTATTTCTCGGATGATTACAATGTATTTTGTGATTATCGGCTGCGTCAAGATATTTATCTAGAGCAGGACGAAGACATGCTCACTTATGCTCAAGACCTTTGGCCGCGTCTTGAGATGAAACAATGGTCAGCTCAACAGTATGATAATAATAATCAGTCAGCTGCGACTTCACAGCAGCAAATTACAACTTATGATCAAGAGACATCTTTCATCAAAGAAACTCAACCACTTCAAAAGAATTTATCTGAAGGAAATTTCTTCCAGTTTGAAGAAATTCGAGATCATACCATCAAAGATGTTTTAAGCAGAACATATGATATTGCAGATTTAACAATCCCAACAGGAGGTTTACCCGGAGATGTTATATATACACTTGATCCTTTTGCAACATTTTTGAATCAAACTAATGTTAGAGCTAAGTTGGCAGCTTTTTCTGCGCTTCGCACAAATATGGTAATTCGTGCTAATGTTATAACTGCGAGAACATGTTCTGGAGCTGTGCTTTTCAGTTATATACCACCTCTGGGAACACAACGTTCAACAACATTACTGCAACAATCTCAGGCGCTTCGACATGATTCACCGGTCTCAGCAGGAGAGGAAGTGGATATCATAATACCTTGGGTTGATGCCTTTCTGGCTAGAACTTTGTCAACAAATACAGGCAATCTTGGAACATATCGTATATCACGAATTACACCAACTGCAACTGATCCGGTTCGAATTAGAATAACTTTGTTCTGTCCAAAAGAAACACTGAGAGTCGAGTATCCAACATTCTTAGCACAGTTCACAACAAGAGAACAATTATTGAAAGAAAAAGCGAGAATAGAATATCAATTACAAGAGACAGTGGCAGGAGCAGCAGTTGAAGCTCGAGTACCTTTACCGAGAATGGAAATGAATTCACTTCGAAATATAATTGCGAATATTAACAGAAGGATGCCAAAACACAACCCTAGTGAGGCACCAATAACAGCAGTAAAATGGCAACCAGGAGCTGGTGCATTAAATGATGAAGCAACAACTCCTCTGCATGCTCTCACAGTTAATAAAGATCAACAAGTTGAAACAGAAGATGGACAATTTGGATCAGGGATTGATGAGATGGAAGTAGAACATATAATGAATTCGCCAAATATCATTGGGGTTTTCCCGGTGACATCAGCAAACACGCCAGGCACAGTTGTATATGCACGACCATGTACAATAACTGATTTTATAGGAACAACGACAGCCGGTGTCACAACGATGACAATTTCACATCAAACTTTCGCAGCCTCTCTAGCGCAACAATGGTCGGCTACTTTGAATTTCAAAATTAAAGGTTCACACAACCAGTTTCATGCTTTTAAATTAAAATCTATATTTGTGCCTAATGATACAGTAAAGTACACTGTTGGTCAGGTAATGACCTTTGATGATATAAATGCAGTTAAAGGAGAAGTTCATAAATTTGGAGCAGACAAGATGCTGGGTGAACACACAATAAAACCTATGCTTTCAACAAATATGAAGAATGTTCCATCACCACGAAATGCTGCAGGAGTTGCTAGTTTGGCAAATTACACTGCAAATCAGTATACGCAGGAATGTTCATATGGTATGTTTTATATCATATTGCACACAGGAATGGTTGTATCAGGTCTTGTTGCATCCACTGTTTATATGTACATAGACTTTCATGCATCAGACGTAATTTTATCGGAAGCAGAAACTTATCTGTACCTTCTCCCACAGACGCAAATGAAGGGTATAGAAGGAGAATCGAATGTGCAAGCGCGAGATGAGACGAAGTCTCAAACTATTGCTACGCCTGAAACAGCAACGACAGATGAGAAAGAACCCATCAGAATGAAAACTCTGAAGCAGTCACTTGGTGAAGAAATTTATAATTTACGACAGATATCAACTGCAATGACTGTTTTTAGTAATTCATTTACAGCAGCTGCAAATACGGCCTTTTTGCTTAATCCATTTATTTTTAGAACAACATCTTCATTACCAACAGCGGATATAGGTCAATATAATGATCACATTGATTATTTATATTCTGCTTATGGATTTAGAAAAGGAGGAATGATAATATCTTTAGGAAAAAGATCAACAACAGATACACCTTTTGGTGAAGCATTATTGGTTAATCCAAGAAATAATTTTCTAGGAAATATTCTCTCAACTCCTAGAGGAATTATGACAATCCCATCCCCAAATTCTGCAAGTTCAGGTGCAAGAGTACAACCCATATACTCGGAAGAATGTCTACCACGAGTTCATATTCCCTACATTCAACCATTCAACTTGAATAGAGTTGCAACCTTAAATTCAGATGGTTTTGATAATGGTTCAAATAATAAATTTTTATGCGTCAGACCATATGCAGGACAAAATGTGCGTTTCTTTAGGTCCACGGCTAGAGACTTCCGTTTAGGATTTCTCACTTCTCTTCCACAATACACTTTAAATATTGCTAATGTTTATGTTTAATCATGGTTTTTGATCATATGTTTGCATTAATAGATAATTTAAGCTTCTCCAAGAAGGAAGAGAATAATACAGGAGGAGCAAAACCCCATAAACATAAAAACTTTAGACTACCATCACTAGATACAGCTTTTCTAGTCATAGTAGTTATAATTACAATATTAATATATGCTTTTATTCAAATTAAAAAACGTTTGAAGCGCCATTACAGGAAGAAATATACTGCAGTGGAACTTCGCGAAGTGCATGCATCGGCCCCTCTGGCCATGCCTATGAAACAGATTTATTAAAAGTACTAATAAACATTTATATTTCATTCTATAGCCTTTTTATTAAAACTAATGAGGGGCGAGGAACTTTAAAATTAACACCATTATTTTATAGTTTAACCATATTAATACAATATGCCATTTTATATCATTTTATTTTACTAGAAAGAACTCTGGAGTTGGTTCGAGCCCAACAACTTCAAGACACTTGTCTTGATTTACCCTTGCAAGTTCGATTATCATAA